GCCGGGCGGGTCGTTGAAGGCGGCCACAATGGCGGTCGATTCCATTTCGCAGTGACAAGCGGGGCAGTGTCCCATGTCAACAATAATACAACACGGTACTCAAAATGTCAAGAATAAAACAATTGACATTTTTAGCCATTACGTCTATAATTTGGTTATGGTTATTCCCCCATTGGAGGTAAATGTGAAACAAAAGAAGTACGTGACCATAGAGGAGTTGGCCCGCCGCGCCGGGCGTTCGGATCGCGTCATTCGCTACTGGATTAAGCGCGGGTTTATTCAGTACGAGCGCGACGGGCTAACGCCGGGGGCGCGTATCATCATTCCCCTGGAAGAGGCCGAGCGCGTCATTAGCCAGTTGCCGCAAGGCGAGATTATCGAAAGCGCATAGGAGCCAACCGTGAAAACTGTAGCGGAATTGAAAACCCTTTCTCAATGGGTGGGTTACACGTCCAAGAAAATACCCATGTCGCCCCATACGGGCACGGCGGCGGCCAGCAATAACCCTGACACTTGGGGCACGGCGGCCGAGGCGTGGGCCGCCAAGAAGCGCAACGGCTGGGCCGGTATTGGCTACGTCTTTACCATCGCTGCCGGGGTCGTCGGGATTGACCTTGACGACTGTTTCACCGAAGACGGCCGCCTGAATGACACCGCCCGGCAAATTGTCCAGATGATGAACTCCTATACCGAACGGTCGCCGTCGGGCAAGGGGCTGCATATCCTGGCGTGCGGCAGTATCCCCCACTCCGTTAAGCGGCCCGGCTTCGAGATGTACAACGAACTGCGCTATTTCACCGTGACGGGCAACCAGTATGGCGCGTCTGAGTTTGTCGGGTGCAACATCGAAGACCGGCAAGACGAAATGAACGCCCTGTTTGTCGTCTACGATGGCGACTATGAGCCAGCGCCGCGCCCCGTTCGGCCGGCTATTGAGCGGGGCGATATATCGGTAAGCATCGCTGAGGTAGAGCGGGCGCTAGGCGTCTTGCCGCCGCAAGGCGACTATAACACCGACTGGTTGCCCATCCTCATGGCTGTGCATGACGCCTTCCCCGATGAACGCGGGATCGCCCTGATTGAAAGATGGTCGCCCGGCTATCAGGGAGAAGTCGCCCGCAAGTGGCGGTCATTCGAGACGGCCGAACGGGGAAACCGGATCACCATCGCGTCGCTGTTCCACCGGGCAAAGCAGTACGGCTATGAGCCGCCGCGGAGTGCCAGGGCCGCGCCGAACGCCGGCAGACGCGGAGCCGACATCACCGACGCACTGACACAACGGAGGCGCGCAAATGGCTACGCCCTATGAAGAGCCGCCCGGCGCGTCCCAATGGTCGTTTAGAACGCTTTCCCATGCCCGTATTGTTAGACCGCCAACGGCGTATATCGTTGATAAGTACCTGGCGACGCACACGCTCAATATCCTCTACGGTGCGCCGGGGTCGCTTAAGTCCATGATCGCCCTAAGCCTTAGCCTATGCGTTGCCGGCGGGTTGCCGTGGCTGCCGGGATTGTTCGGCGGCGACCAGGGCGCGGCCGTCATCCGGTCGCCTGTCATCTGGATTGACATGGATAACGGCCAGCGTCGCACGGATGAGCGTGTAGACGCCATGTCGAAGTCTATGCGCCTGCCGGATGACGCGCCGTTCTATTACCTTTCCATGCCGACGCCTTCACTTGTGGCGACTGACATAGAAAGTATGGGGCTACTCCATGATGAGATTCTGCGCTTAGGGGCGCGGATGGTCGTCATTGACAACCTGGGGCTAGTGACGGGAACCGTCGAAGAGAATAGCGCCGAAATGTCGCAGGTCATGAAAAACTTTCGCTGGATAGCGGAGAACACCGGCGCGGCGCTGCTAATCCTCCACCATCAGCGCAAGGGCGGGGCCAACGGTTCGCGGCCGGGCGACGCCTTGCGCGGCCATAGCAGTATCGAGGCGGCAATCGACCTTGCGCTCCATGCCGTGCGAGAGGCCAATAGTAATCAGGTGTCTTTGCGCAGTACCAAGACGCGCGGCGTAGACGTGCCTAATGCGGTCATGGAATTCAGCTATGAACACGTCGCCGGCACGAATGACCTAAGCAACGCTTACTTTACTAGCGTTGCTGTACGCCAGAATAGCTTGTTGCTTAAGCAAGCTCTCCTGTCATTCGCTGAGGGCAATTCCCCGCGCGGCATCCCGAAGAACCGTCTGCGCGAATTGGTCTACGAAGACCTCGGCGGCGAATTTTCCCACGGCAAGATACGCGCCGAGATGGAACACCTTATCGAAGTCAGCGGCGAACTGGACATCATCGAAGGTCGCCAGGGGGCTAAGTTGGTTGTCATCGGCCGCGGCAACGGGGGCAATGATGACCACTAATCGGGGGCTTAGACCTGTACAAAAAGCTGTACAAGGGGTGTTTTTGGCATACCTGTATATACAGGTCATACAGGCCTGTACAGCTTGCGCTGCTATATATTGTAGAGCAAGCTATACGAGCCTCATACAGCTTCGCGTTCAGCGTATAAGCTGTACGGCTGTACACACCCTTAGAAAGGTGTGTCAGCCGTATACGTCTAGCTTTACAGGGAAAAACATGACAGTAGACTACCGAGAATACATTCAGTCAAAAGAGTGGAAAGCGAAGGCGAAAGCCGCCAAACATCGAGCCGGTTATCGGTGCGAGCAATGTGGCGTGTTAAAGCCGGAGCACCTGCTACACGCTCACCACTTGACCTACGAGCGACTTGGCAATGAACGCAAGAGCGATCTAAAAGTCTTGTGCAATGAGTGTCATGCCGAGGAGCATGGTATTCGCCGTCCAGGCGTGCCAACGTTCAAAGAGATCATGGCGATGTTGATGCGAAGCTGAGCCGACGCCCGCGCACCCAACCGGCGCGGGCGTTTGGCGTCTAGCACCTGTATACAGCCGTGAGCGGTTGTGATATACTGCCGATAGTGTTTCATTTTGAAACACTTTGCGGCACGCTATGGCACTGACAAACAAGCGACGTGCATTTATTGACGAATACCTACGTACATTCAACGCGACGGCCGCGGCGGTTGCGGCTGGGTACTCAGAGAAAACCGCCTACTCCATCGGGTCGGAAATCCTGAGAATACCTGAGGTTGCCGCCGAGATAGAGGGTCGGCTATCAGAACGAACAATGTCAGTCAATGAGGCGTTAGCGCGTCTGACCGAGCAGGGTAGGGGAGTATACACCGACTACATCGACGCACAGGGCTATGTTGATATTGCCGGTCTAAAGGCGGCCGGGTTAAGCCACCTCATCAAGGGGACAAAAGAAACCAAGTACGGGATGGTTACTGAGTTTCACGACGCGCAGGCCGCAATCGATAAAATACTGCGTGCGCGTGGCGCTTACGTGGAACGGCATGAGGTCAGCGGCAAGGATGGCGGGCCGGTCGAACAGGTGATTCGCTTTGAGTGGGTCGATGACAACAATCACGACGATACCGATGCGCCGGCCGCATAGCGAGAAGCAGCGGCAGATGGTTGTCTATCCCGGCAACGTCGTTGCCTTTGCCGGCCGCCGCTTTGGGAAAACCGATGCCTACGTCCAGCGCATCTTTTACAACATGCAACAGCGACCGGGCCTCTACTGGTGGGTAGGTCTGTCGTGGCGTTCGGCGTCGATGAAGCGGGCTTTCCGTCTTGTCTACTACTACGCCCGGCGCATCCTGCATAGCCTGGGTATTGACGAACGCGGCTATATCAATCGGTCAACCAACGAGGTCAGACTACCCGGCCTGGGCGAGATATGGTTCCGAACGGCCGACAATCCCGCGTCGATGGCCGGAGAAGGTATCTATGGCGCGGTACTGGACGAATTTTCCCTCATGCCAGAGATTGTCTGGACGGAGTACGTCCAGGCTACGCTAATCGACTATGGCGGCTGGGCGGCGTTCGGCGGCGTCCCGAAGGGGCGCAATTGGGCGGCCCGGCTCTGGCAAGTGGCGGGCGAGCGTGACGGATGGTGTCAGATTCACGCCACCAGCTACGACAACCCATTCATGAGCCGGGCGCGGATTGACGCCGTTAGAAACGAAACCAGCGAGGCGCTATTCCGCCAGGAGTATCTGGCGGACATCGTGGATTCCGATGCGCTTGTCTTTCGCCGGGTCATGGACGCGGCCACGGCCGCGGCGCAAGGTGGCGCTATTGGCGGGCATGAATATGCGTTCGGAGTGGACTGGGGCCGATCCAATGACTATACCGCTATCGCCGTTTTGGACATTACCCACTCCGAGATTGTAGCATTAGACAGGTTCAATCAGATTGACTACTCATTGCAACTGTCACGGCTAACGGCGCTCTATGAACGGTTCCGGCCGCGGGCGATTGTGGCCGAGGCGAATAGCATGGGGCAGCCGCTTATCGAGCAGCTACAGGCGGCCGGCCTGCCCGTTGTGCCGTTTACAACCACGGCGGCCAGCAAGCAGATAGCCGTTGACGCTCTGGCCCTGGCATTCGAGCGCGGCTCTATTCGTATCATCCCCGACCCGACGCTGATAGCCGAACTGCAGGCATATGAGGCCGAGCGCTTGCCTAGCGGCATGTTGCGCTACGGTGCGCCGGGCGGGATGCATGACGACACAGTAATGGCGGTCATGCTGGCGTGGCATAATCCCGCGCCGGCGACGGCAGGAGTTACTAGCTATGTTCAACGCAGTTTTTCAACGGCCCAACGGCCGCGGCGCTAACGCGGCCGTCAATCCCGCCTCGCTGGCTTTGGCCCGGTGGCAGGCGGCCGATTATGACGACCAACAGCGGCACTACGTCGCCCTCAGAGAGTGGTACGACGGCGATCACAAAGTGCCGCTGACCGACCGCCAACGGGAGTATCTTGGCCTTAACGCCGGTTTCCCGTGGTCGATGAACTATCTACGGATGCCGGTGGAATTGTGCGTAGAGCGGCTAACCGTCACCGGCTTTGATGGGCCGGAGGGTATCGGCGGTGAAGGCGGAGTGCTTGACGAATGGTGGACGACGAACCGGATGGACGGCATCCAGGCGCAAGTCCATCGGGCCACGGCCAGAGACGGCGATACCTACGTCCTTGTCGAATGGGACGCCGACAGTGGCCGCCCGCGCTTTTCCCACGAACCGGCCTATGATGGCGTGGAGGGGATGAAAGTCCACTACCTGAGCAACCTACGCCGTGAAATGACGATGGCTTCCAAGACGTGGGCAGAATCGCAATTCAACGAACGCGGCCAACTAGAGACGACGCGCCGCTTGAATCTGTATCTACCCGACAGGCTGGAACGATACATAGAACGCGGCCACGGTTGGGAACCATTCGAGGAACCGGGCTATTCGTGGCCTATCCCTAACCCCATCGGCCGTATCCCTGTCATTCACTTCCGCTGGCGGGATGACGGCGGCAACTGGGGAGAAAGCGAAATAGAGCCGCTTGTGCCGTTGCAGATGGCGCTGAATAAGAGCGTGTTAGACCTGCTAGAAGCCGCCGACAAAACAGGCGCGGCGCTGCTGACGCTAACCGGCGCGTCATGGCCCGCCGACGCGCCAACCGTTCGCGCCGGCGACGTGCTCTCCGTTTCGGCCGCCGACGCGCATTGGGGCAGCATCCCGCCCGGCGACCTGGCTCAACTGCGGGAAGTGGGCAACGACTTTATTGTCCGCATGGCTCAACTGTCGCACATCCCCCTGCAGTACTTTCAGGTGACGGGCCAAATCGCCAGCGCAGCCACGCAAGCCGCCGACGATGGGCAGCTAGTGGCGAAAGTCGCTAGTCTGGCCGTGGCGCTAGGCAATGCATGGGAAGATGCTATGTACGTCGCCCTCAAGCTGAATCAGCAATACAGCAACGGCCGCGACCTTGCGCGGGGGGAAAACATCGAAACCCGATGGGCTGAATTCGGCCGCGTTGATATGCTGGCCGTGGAGGAGCGTCGGGCCGCAATCGTCCAGGCCCTTAGCGCGGCCGGGCTGGGCGTGGAGGGTATTGTCACCCTTGCGGCGCTAGGCTACTCGCAAGAGGAGCAGGCGGCGCTATTGCGGCAGGACGTGGTGAATGAGGTGGCGCAATGAAGAAGCCCGCTAAGGCTATCCCGTTAGGCAAGCCATTGGACACGCCCGACGAAGAGCTAGATATGCTGGCACTTGTCACGCCAGAGGATATTGAGGCCGCCAAAGCCGACGCCCGCGCCCGGATGGGCAGCAGGGGCGCGGCGCTGCTAGAGACGGCCAAGACGCCGCTAGAGGATGAGACAACCGGGCAGGGGTAAAATGGAACCCGAAGAATGGTTGATGAAGTGGACTGTAACCGCCAAAGAGACGGATGACGAGGGCGACTGGGTGGTGTTCAAA